TGTATCTGAATCACAAGTTTGAACTTGTCGGAAATCAAGTATCAGATCTCCCGCCATTTACAAGGCTTACTATAGTAGTCGGTTTCAATAGTTCATTCCGGAACCTAAACCAAGTCATCAGTATATTCACTGCGATTCATCCGATACCTTCAAAAATTTCACATGGTTATATATACACATCTAACACATATTTGTGGGATAAACCAGAGTTCCCTGGTGATTGTATAGGTGTTCCGAGACACAGAGTAGTTCCGACTAAAGACAGTGGCTGTGCAGATGATGTTAATATTATGACCGAAGTGGCTGAAAAACTTCTGCCCGAAGAACTTATAGATTATGATGCTATCCATATGAATTACTGGGAAAACTATGTAGATATGGTATTCGAAGATTATAAGAATCATAATAAGGGTTACAAGAATTTTATGGTTTATAAAGGACAACCTTTCTCTATAAAAAATCTTAATCACAGAGTATTTAAGATGGGTCTTAATGTAACTGCTATGGACTGGACTACATGTAAAGCTGCTTTCCATGGTTATCTAAGTGGAAATAATTATAATACATTCAAACAAAGTATAAAAGATGTTCTTGAAGGAACTCACGGAGAAACTGTTACTCCTTGTGTATTTGTCTCTTTAAGAGGAAAAGACAAGAAATATATCCGTATAAAATTCGTCATCAATGAGTCATTCATATATCATAATGATAATGTTGATAAAAGATGTGTTATGTATATAAGTGACTATGCATACCCACAAATCGGATATGATTTGGGAGAGAAACTTTTCATAATGACATTGTTCGGTGCTGATAAACAAGATGTCATAGATGCAATACAATCAAAAATTACTATTGATCCGAAGGTATACAAATATATGTTGGAAGAATTCCAGAAGTACAAAAACGGACAGAAGAATAACAATGAGAGAAATGCATGGTGATAAAATGTTTGAGTCTTTTTTCGGTAATGTGACTGATGATGAAATAACAGCATCATCAGATGTTGTATATGATAATTCAGATAACAATGATAAGTGTAATATAAGACTTATTCTCATATTTTCAATATACAATGATATGTATGACAAGAATCATAAATCATTGGAAATGAGATATAAGTTGAAGAGAATCAGTGACAGAATACATTATATGCTTGATAATTCTTAGTATATAAACAGTTACGGAACTATCAATTTCTTCCAGAACGGGTTTAATCCGGAAAGTTGCACTAACAAATATGAATATGATGATAATCTTGTCTGGAATGCCCAGCCCGGTCTTGATATGAATTCTTTCGGAAATATGGGTATAGAGATGTATCTTAATACTGATATTGAGAATCCTGAACAGATGTTTTAGTTTTTGAAATCACTTGAGTTCTTTATTCCTTATAGAATACTTTCACTGAATTACATTTATTTTATGTTTCTTGAGCAACCAGATTACTATGAATATGATTTTTATATAGAGACAAGTTTCATTGATAAACTTGCGAGAGTATCAAAGGAAGATTCTGGCACAAAGAAAAAACAATGGTGGGATTTAGACAGGACACAACTTAGTAATATCCAAAATATTGCATATAAACTGATTGGGCCTGGTGGAGTATAGAAACTAAGAGACTATATGGATGTCGGAAGCACTAATGACAAGATAATTATCGCAGCATATGTTCATACAGTTTCATATAAGATGATAATGACTAAAGAAGTTAAATACGGAAAGTACGATTTCAACTTCATTAGACAAGCATGTATAATGTATTTACATGGATATTTTAATATAATGAGCAGCATAACAACGAATTCATTCCAACAGATAAATGACTTCAATAATCTTGATATGAATATGATTAACAGATATCTGGAGAAAGAAAAACCGAATATCAGAATGTATATGCTGACTCCGAAAGCCAAAGATTTCTATTTCACTATTATATTGTTCAGTAGGACATATGTAGAGAATGAAGATGAATTTGACTTGATGGCTGTTCTTGTTGCATCAAAGGGAACAAAACCGAATAATACTGATATAGTGCATATAACATATCCTTTCTATCATACTGGATTGTCAGCAAAGAGGATATTCATATATCTTGATAAAGCAGGAGTTATAACAGATGAGAAAGTAGTATCTGACACACTGTCTGAAATTGATGAGAAAATCAAATAGAAATTGTAATTTGATGGAAAAGTTAAAACGATATAATATCATCAATGAGAGTTTCTTTGATGAGAATGAAGATGAACTTGAAAAGAATATAACTGTTGATGATTCTGAGAAACATATTCAGACTGAAGAAGAATATATCAAGAGTATTGCTGAGAAATATCAGTATATTCTTGTGATAGTGTCAAATATAGACATTTCTGACAGAACTGACATAAAAGAATTTGCAAGAGAAGTCAAGAAAAGAATATCTATATATAGCTATTTTTTCAAACAAAGTGATTTTATATTGAATATGAATCCTATAGTGGTTTCATTACACAATATACTATATTGTAACAAATCTATTACAGAAGAGGGTATAACTATATATTATATGAACCGATGTGATAATCTCAGATCAGTACAAATTAATATATTATGTAATCTGAAATTCACTAAACCAGATGAAATCATATCATTATGCAAATTGATGTATGTAAAAATCCCAAATAAATTCGGCACCGGCACAGCAAATTTCAGAATAAGCAGACCAGACAGTAAATTATATGTTGATATGACAGAACATGCATTTGGATTGTCATATCTTAACTGCAAATGGGAGAAATATAACATAGATGTTGTAAATTTTGTTGATTATTGTGGTTATCCGGGGATGTATGGTGATTTTATGAAACTGTTGTCTGAAAAGAACAATGATTATCTTTCAGTATATAATGATATTAAGAAAGATATGTCAGTTATTGAATACACTAATATACATAATGATTTCACCGAATTTCCGAAATTCAATGCCATTATGATAAGATATCCTGGTTCCGGCGCACAATGGAACGGTTATACTTCTGATACTCCTGTATTTGATTTTAATAATTGTATATGTTGGGATGATAATTCTGATGAAATATTCGGTTCAACTGATGTTGCACGGTATATAAAGAAAGTAGTCGAAACAGAGAAAAGAGGTTATCAGTTAATTGTGTCTGATTATTAGGGATTCATTTATGCAGAATGGCTTTTTGACGGAACATTTGTATATAACGGTTGTGAGTTCCTTGCAAGCATATGCTGTTATCAATATGAGAGTTATTCCGACAGATTTATTCAACAGGCTATTGCATTCGATATGCTAATAAAAGCAAGATACAGACAAACTCTGAGAAGTTGTCTGTATCTGTATCAGGGGTTAATGGATGGACCAAAGCGGAATTTGCAAGAGGAATCAAAGATAATTGAACAAGAATATAAGAAATTATATCTTCTTGACCAGTAATCTCTTGAATTTACATTTTCCGTCTATAATCGGTTTTGCAAAATCATAATTCTGGTTATTGCCTGAGTTTAGTTGTCCTATAATCTCAAATCTGATGATATTGCCGTTTGTGTCTTTGAACTCACATTCAAAATTTGGATTCATCTTGTCTATTACTGTAATCGGAACACCCATAATACCATAATAGTCAATAGGAATCTCTTTCATAGTATTGACATTGATTGCATCATATGTGTCATATTTAGGATAATTCTCTTCAGAATAACATTCTTTGAGAACAGTATGCTTCAAAGGAAGATGTTCATAGTTCATATTAGTGAACCATCTCACTCCCTTGACTCTTATATACTTCTTTCCGCCATCTGATACTCTACATGCTATTCCGTCCAATGGATATTCATCCGGTACTTCAAATTCTCTGTCACCACTGTGAATAGAACCACCAAGTTGAAGAGTCTTCTCAACAATATGCTTAAATACTTCTCTGTAAGTAACTCCGTTTATATTACCAAGTATGATAAACTTCTTGTTGTAGTCTATAAGCAACTGTATGAATTTCCTGAATAATGAGAATGGCGGGTTTGTGACTATGATGTCTGATGATTTTAGTATAGATTTGCATTCATCAGACTGGAAATCACCGTTTCCAGACAATTCCCTTACTGATTCTGATGCCCAGGTTTTCTCTATGATAGTTCCTTTTCCGTTCTCATTATATGAAGTTGCTATCAGTTTCTTCAGATTGAATTTCTGGTAGTTATCTCTGAAGAATTTATAGAAATTGCTTGTCTTATAGTTGTCACATGGACAATATACTACTTTATTCATAAATTCTGATTTCGGATAAAGTGATATCTCATCTGAAACATCTTTGTATGCTGTATAAAATTCATCAGACTTGTTCTTTCTTGCAGAAGCCAAATCTGTATTGGTCTGTTCTGTGTTCTTAGCCATATATAATATGTTTATTTTCTCAAAAATTGTACATCAAAGAAAATAAATAGTTTGAACTGAGTACAATATATAGAAGAATTTGTTGTTTAATTTTGTTAGAAGCAACTCAAGAATCAGTAGCAGTGATGACGAAAATTTCTTGATTGCTTCTTTTGTATTTGAACGTCTTTTATTGAAAATAAGGATAAATACTAAAATATGTGTCTTTATTTTTAATGGCTTTAAAAATTTTGAATGAAAATTTCTTTGATGATATAAAAGATAGTGATATTGAGAAAGATTCTGAGAGTCAGTTACAACCAGACAAGAATTCTAAGAAATCTTATTAGAACCTCATTTTCACTGTCTCTAACAGTGTAACTATATATCCATAGAAGATTCTTGGGATGGGATTCATTGATTTCAAGAAACTGTGGATGCTCATTGATGAGACTCTACAGACTATGAGATTCTATGAAACAAACAAGGATACTGAGATATATGTAGTGACTGAAAAAGACAGGAATGCATATGACTATTCTGTGTTGTCAAGAAATATGGTTCCACCTGAGAATACATATTTCAATGATTATAAAAGTATGTCGTCAAAAACCATATATGAGAAAGTATTTGATAATATAGACAGGTTTGTGACCGGATATAATCCGTACTGGAGAGAAGATGACTCAAAAGACAACTATTATATAGTCCTTACTACTGTATTCAATATATACGGAACCTGGGAGAAGATAGACTATGATATGTTCTATAGTGATATGTCAAAATTCATCTCAGTTATGACTAAATACAAGATGTTCATGGAACATATCTCTACAATGTTTGACTCAACTAATGACTGTCAGATAGTATTGAGAAAATGTGGCGACAATGATTATACATATGTACATGGTGGATACAGACACTTGCCTATGTCATCTTGGACTAATAAGACTATATCTATTATATACACAGAGATATTCAACTACGGAGAAGATATGACTTTCACTGATGAACAAAGCAGTTCGGATATTCATATAAATCCGACTACTAATATGAAAGATGTATATAAGATATGGCATAAGATTTATTTTTATCCAGATTCTCAAGAAGATTATCTATACAGACCAATAGGATATAATGACTTGAGTGAGCATAATCCAAAAATATGGTGTTTCTTGTACCGTAATGATGACAGCAAATGGACATATGAGCAAATCAATGAGTGGTTCAAAAAGCATTTCATAGATAAGATGAACCACAATAACAAACTGAATACTATCGGCAAGTGGGACAGATGTAATATAGAGTTGTTTATATGTGTCAATAAAGATACTCCGCCAAGAAGTGACAAGAAAAAATCATATGTCTATGAATATGAAGATAAACTGAATGATTATCAAACGCTTATGTGGAGATTCATTTACTATAATGAACGGTTCGTTAGAATAGGAAGAACTTCACGAGCATATATATCGGAGAACGCTTCTGATGCATATGACGGCAAGGATTAGTATGTCAAAGATATAAAGAAAGGATATTTCGGAGATTCGGAACCGATAATGGAGAGATTCACTGAGGATGGAGTTTTCAGTTATAACAAACCTAATAAATTTGACAAAAAGCAGTGATGAGTAATATATTTAACAAACTACTTAACAGTCATCTTCTAAAAGAGTCGTATTTTGATGATTTGACAGATGAAGACATTGATTCCGTCACTGATGACAGTGATGTCAAGAAACCTTATTTGTCAATGGAAGATTATTCAAAATTGTTCAATCATTATGAAGAATATTTCACTATATCATTCAAGATAAAATGTGATTCATATAAGAGAAATCATAGAGTATTTAATAATAAGTCATATGCCAAAGCATTCAAGAAACTGTACGCGATTCTTGATGCAGCATCATTTATTGATGATTTCAGTCTTGTTGTTGATATATTTTGTTATGACAATTTTTCTCAGATATTGAAAACTAAAGATTTTGCAAAGATAGAAGACAGTCTTCATTATATAGATTCTGAAACAGTTTTCAGTAATCCTGATATTATTGATGAGACTATCAAAAAAGTTCTGTTTGATGAATCGCCGAACATAGAAAGGTATGAATTCAACATAATATTCAACATTCTGTTCAATCATAACAACAGAAGCATTGATAATTTCCAGACACTGAGGACTGAATTTCTTTCAATAATCAAATGGGGTACTATGACGAAAAACATCGCCGAGCAGATAGAGAGTCAAGAATCACCGAATATATCATATAGGAAAAAGAATGAAGATACGAAGAATCCCCCTTCATTTGGCGAATACCTGAAATATGACAGCATATCAAATAACAAGATATTTGGTTTGTTTAGAAAGATGATGGGTGGATGGAAAGATAGTGATGGAAATCTTCTTGAATATCCCGGAAATGATAAGTGGGATTCACAAGCAGATATCATTGCGAGAACGGGAATATATAATCTGACAGCAAAACTATGTAATATAAAAACTGTATATGATTTCCATCTGTTCGGGTTCTTCTGGAACGGTTCTAATACTCATATAGTTCTTAAATACTATAACGGGAACAAGCATAAAAGTCTTAACAATATATCAAAGATAAAAGAATATATTGAAAATATATTTGAGAAAATGTCAGATGCTGAGAAAGGAACTATGCGGAACAATAACAGCAATATCACTATTAACATCATTTGTGACAGTTGGACTACAGAACTTCCGAAAACCCCAGCAAGAAGATATCTTAAAGGAGAGCCGTCATTCTATTACTTTATGCTTGACAAGAATAAGACTGGTGATTTTCCTGTGTCGGTAAGTATTGTGGATGATTCAAACAAAAGAAGAAGGTTCATTGACAGCAAACATACCAATGCATCAGTTGATGAATATTCAATACATGATGTATTAATTGACAGATGTAGGGATAATCTGACATCTAAATAGAATGACGTAAAGCCTTTGTTGAACCGAATAAAAGATATTGACTGAATTTATAATGAGCAAGATACAAGAAAGTTTCTTTGAAGATGTAAAAGAAGAAGACATTGAACAGGAAGAAGTCAAGGTAGAGAGTAAGTATTCACTCATGTTTGCTTTCAGACCGTCAGTTGGTTCAAGGGAAAGACGTATTTTCCTTGCACATGTCCCGTTCTATAATATATACAAGAAACTGATCAGTATATGTGAGAACGGAATGATGATAGGGAATGTGTCTGATTATGTATTCAGGTTCAAGATAGACAAATATGAATGTGATTTTGGAGTAGATGACAAGAAAAGTGACATAGACTCTTACATCACACAGATACTTGATGCTATCGGTGAAAAGAAAGCTAAATCATGGGGTCATACTCTTCTTGATATGGAATATTATATAGAGTTCCATAGAGACAGTTCACTTACCCAACAGGAATTTTGTCAGTCAATGACTGCACTCAACAGATGGGTTGTGTATGCAATGCATAATTTCAGGGTACTTGATTCAAGTCAGAAGATATATTCAGAGATAAAACTTCTTAGAGACGGATATACATTAGTAAAAAATGATACTGAACGAGTCGGGATATATGGAGAACTTGTTGCAGATTTGTGGAAGAAGATATATGAGAGAGAATATGATGTATCTAAGAAAGAAAGTATATATTTATAGGAATCTGACAAAGATGCTTTCAGTGAATTGTGTTATATAATTGTAAACAAGATGTATAAGAACAATGTGTTCAATGCGAATCTTGAAGAATGTACTACAAAGGAATATGACCAGCCGGTTATTATGCAAGGTTATTTAATGTCAGAGCCGTATTGTGATGTCAGTAAGTTTGTCGGTTATATAGTCAATGAGATAACTAACTATATGAAACTGTGGTTCAACAGGATAAGACTTGCAGACTACGGACAGTATGATGAGAAGAAATATACTATATTCATTATGATGGTCGATGATGACATAAAGAAACTGAATGGTGATTAGAAATGGAAGAATTTCTCTCAGAGTTATGATGTTGTTCAAAACAACAGTTTCTGTAAAGTGAGATTCCAGATTATAATGATTGACAAGAACTGTGATAGCATAGATGATTGTCATTATCCATATAAAACATATATAGACAATAGGGGATGGAGATAAATTATAAAGCACTAAATGAAGATTTCTTCAAGGATATAGAAGATATTGAAGATGAAGAGATTGAAGGAGAGAAAAGTCTGAAAGATTACAATTTCTATTTTCAGATTGATTTCACTATCGCAATGGATTAGGTGAACTATCAGACTTGTCATGACAAAGTAAATTTCAGGAAATTTGGAGAGAATAAAGTCAGACAAATATTTGATAATATGTCTTTTATCAAAAACTATAAGATAACTAAGGAACTTGCATTGCTCAGATGGGCTGATGAACGTGTCATTGGTGATGATATCATTGAGGACTTTCAAGATGCTAACAAGGATATGGAGAAGTTCCAGAAAGATTTGGGCAGAGGAAGAGATTTGTTTATGTTCAGGCACAGAGTTTATTTTGATGTAAATAACGGTGATATTGATTGTAAATCTGCTATAAGAGATTTAGTGTTGCTATGTCGGTTTGTAGATAATTTCTGTAAATATGCTGGTTCTATTATGGGTGATGGATTCGTGAAAGAACACTTGGGTTGTCATGACAAAGATCATATGTATGTCGCAAGTATCGGCGCTCCAGCAATATCAGTGTATTAGGGGTTCATAATAGACTGTCTGACGAGATTCGGATTTGATGAGGAAGAGGATTGGCATGAATATAATAATGTTGGAAAGATTCCTTTCTCTAAACAAAAAGAATATATGAGAGAATTGGTTATACAGGAATTCTCAAAAGGGAAATAAGAAAGAGGGAAGCCAGTAGATGACTTCCCTTATTTCTTTATTAAATTATGTTAGATTAGTTCAATGGGAGAGGACATTCTATCTTTGGATCGACAGTGTATTCCATAAAGAAACTTGCCCAAAAGTCTGCCATAATCAAAATACCTACTAACGGGATATCATTCACAGCAGTCATATATGCTGGCTTCTGATATGCTGATAAAGAGATGGAATTCTCTGAAAGTCCCATATGCCAGCGTATAGCACACAATTCCTGTGCCGATAGTTTAAGACCCAATGCCAATATTTCGATACAAGATTTTTCACCATGCCCAATGGGAAATCTGTCTGAAATTTCATATGTCATATACCGATGCCATCCACCAGATTCATCTTTATACATTTTTGATGATTCTTTGTAAAAATTGACTTTGCACATATCATGCAGAAGACAGCATATAATCAAACTGTCATCAGTTATGTTAATCTGTTTTTCCGGCAATGATATTGACAGTAGTTCTTTATGAATTTTCCGTGCTGCTTTTAAGCAATTCAGTGAATGAAAAAGCAAACCTCCGGTATGATTGCCGTGAAAGTGAGTAGATGACGGACATAAGAACATATCACTATTCTCTGTGAGATATTTAATGACATTCTCTATACCCGGTCTGTTAGTTGAGCGAAGCAATGAGATATATTCATTCTTCATTTCTTCAATTTGCTGATTTGTAAAAACCATAATGATTATAATATTTTGAATTTGAAAGAATATCCGTTATTTTCTGCTTGTTCATTAAGAGAACTCTCTATTGACAGTTTTTTGAATTCATAGTCAATGATTTCTTCCGGTGATAAATCTGGCCGGCAGATAGTCACTGAAGATATTTCATTATTATCAATTGAATGGAATATGACATATTTCGGTTGTTTGAGATTCACTTTCGTGAATTCAATAGAGATTGAAACAAACACATCATGTTCAAATCGTGCAGTTTCATCACCACAATTATAATTAACACAAATCATTTTCTCTCTGCGATATTGTCTGTAACAGGGAGTCTGGACCAATTTGCTACTCATAATCTGATATTGCTTAAATTTTGTGCAAAGATAAGAATAAAAAGTAATACAGACAAATTATAGAGAATAAAATTAAGAAGATTTAACTATAGTTTTATATGGTTGTATAATATTTGAGTATAAATAATATAAGAATACACAAAAACATTAAAAAAGAAACTATGAAGAAAATTCTATTTCTATTGCTGTTGATGACAATCGGACTCTTCGTATGTTCATCTTGCAGCAACAAACAGACACAAGCAGTCAAGACAGCAGAACTCGTAGTTGAAAATGTAATTTCTGAAGACCGCGAGTATATGTGCAAGTTAACAAATGATGATTATCGGTGGTACGAAACAACCATCACACTCGATGAATATATAGATTCAGAAAACTGTGATGGAACCGTAGCAGAAGTAACTAACATTTTCCGGTACATCAACAAGGAAACAGATGATGTAGCAATGATTCTTATCACACACAACAGAGACACTACTATCTATGATATCCGTAATACAATACGAATCGGATACGATGCTCTCAATGATGAACCAATCAATCTGACATTTAAGGATGTATATCAGCGACTCACAGAATCCAACACTGTCAAGCCACATACACGAAGTTGCTCTCTGTGCTTAAACAGTGTCCCTGGTTGCAGCACGGCAGAATATATATTCAGTGCAGATACAGTTGAAGTCTATGTCAATGCAGTAACTGGTGATGTGACATCAGAAATCTACACAGAAACAGAAGAATAACTATCATCAATATCACTGGAGAACAAATCAAAATTCTCCGGTTTTTTAAATCATAATATACTACAAAAACAAAAGAGACCCTTTATCAAGAGCCTCTTTATAATTATTATTGAATGGCTATTATTCAGAATCTTTAACAACCTTGTAAATTATGTGACCACTTTCCTGATATGACTCAGTGTGATATCCTTCATCAAGCAGGTTCACTGGTCCGTTCGGCTCACCCATACTGTTCATAGGATCGAAATCTACAAATTCAGTTCCTTCACCGAAGTGGAATCCGGTAGTCCATCCGCCTGTGTATGTGCTGTCAAAGTAGTTTGCCACATAACGAGTGTCCTCATCTTTCACAGAGAATCGGCAGTTGCCGGTTGTATAGATATTTCCATTCGGTTTCTCAATATAGAGAGCATGATTATGTGCAGAAATAGTCATATCCTTCAATTCTACAGTTCCGGGACCAGACAGCCAGATACCGTATGCAGAACTGTCAATAGTACCATTTTCAATAATATAGTGAGAATCACCACGCAAAACGAATGCTCCATTTGCATCTGCACAGTTTACAGTATAACCATTCATCTTGATTTTTGCTGAACTTCCGAAAATACCCGGAGCAATACGGGTGTTGGTCTCTATATTATTCTGTACTTCATAGATAGCAGGAGTAGAACTTGCTTTAGACCAGTCGCTCTTAGTAGTAACTTCAATGACTTTCGGACTTACTGTATATTCAGTGTCATTCTCGATTTCATCAATATGATTTTCTACATTCCAGTCATTGACAATGACATTACCTTTCTTCACGATAAGTTTATTGATATGAGCAGCCTTGTTGATATACAAAGTATCATCTCCAACAGTACTTTCAAATGTAGAATACTTACCGCCGCTGATAGTAACTGTTGAATTCGGAGCAATGACAGTAACATAAGTAGGTTCACCATCTTGCGGGACAACTGCTTTGTTATTGAGAGTGACAGCAACAGAAGAATCATTAGTGATTACGGCACCATCTTGTAATGACAATGTAAGAGAGACTGGCTTAGTGGTATTCTCAGTAATAGTTACGTTCTTCACAGCATTAATTTCTGTGTCTTTCTGGCTGATTGACAAGTTCTCTACAGTGATGTTCTCATATTGTCCTGTAATATAAAGAGTAGGATTAGATGCAGACTCAGACTCTTCTTGAGGAATTTCACGGCCCATAGAAACACTAACTGGTTCATCAGAAGTATTATTCAGATAAGCATATTTGTTAGAAGTGAGTTCTACTGTACTTCCTTCTTCCAGAGGAACATTGACTGTGTATGCATTATTGTTTGCTTCGGGGATAACAACACTTTCCATTGGAGTAAGAATATCAACAGTCTTCTTTTCAGGAGAAAGTGTATTGATAATCTCATCATTCTTCTCTTCAAGTTGTTCTACAGTCAAAGCCAGATAGTCATTTACATATCTTTCGAGATAGTCAAAGCGTGCTTTCAGAGCATTGTATTCTGTTGCAGAGACTTTTCCTTCAAGTGCAGTATTGACATCATCTGTGTTTGCTTTCTCTTCCAGACTTGTGCTGACATCATCAATATTCGCTTTCAAAGCAATTGCTTCATTTACATCAGCAGTCTTTGCATATGGTTCAAGTGTTTCTGAAGTGATGAAACCTTCTACAGAAGGAATCTGTGCTTCAACTGCTGCAACTTCATCTTTGGTAGCAAGATTAGTGATATCCTGATGCTGAGTCAAGTAGTTAGAATCATTCTCAAGTTCAGATACTTTAGTTGGAACTGTTGGAATATCGCCCTTGACTGCAAGTTCTGTTTCCGGAGTGATTACAGCAGATGAGCCGACAGCATAGTAAATACCATACTTATTGACATTCAGTCTTGAACCAGTATTAGTAGAAACATCCTTAGAATAAATCTGGACATTTACCGCATTAGCACTTGCACCGCCGTCATTGACTCCGACGAATGATTTGATATTATTGGTCTTGTCTTCATATATTACACCACCGCCGTCATTCTCATTGAATATCAATGCAGTCTTTCCGTCTTTCTCATACTTTGTATAAAGGACATCACCTTTCCAAAGTTTGTTCTTGAAATCATTCAGTTCATTTTTAGTAGCAAGTCCAGAGATATCCTGATGTTCAGTCAAGTAGTTAGCGTCATTATCAAGTTCAGATACTTTAGTTGGAATATCTTCAGTTTTAGCATACGGAGTCAAATCAATTGCATCTACTTTCTGATTGACTGCTGCAACTTGAGAAATAGTAGCGAAATTTTGAGTTGCTGCTGTGAGTTCTTCCTGACTCACAAGACCTTCAACAGAAGGAATCTGTGCTTCAACTGCTGCAACTTCATCCTTAGTAGCAAGATTGGAAATATCTTGATGACTTGTAAGATACTTAGCATCACTTTCTTGTTTAGTATAAGAATCACCCTTTCCTGCTTTTGTTGAGTCAAGTTCTTCAACATCAGACTACAAATTAGAGATAGATGTCTCAATCTGAGCTGCTTTTGTCTTATCACTTGCAATATAATCAGCAATTTCCTTGAGAGTGTTGAAATCTTCATCAGCATCAGCAACAACTTCAGCAATTGCTGCACTGACTTTCTGCTCTACATCATCTTCAGTCACAAAACCACTGACATCAGGAATATCTTCAGACTTAGCATATCCGTCTAAATCACTTTCTGTGAGATACTCTCCTTTTAATTGATACTTTTCATCAGATTCTGCTTTTGTATAAGCATCAACTTTGGCAGGGATATCTTCAGTCTTAGCATATCCATCTAAATCACTTTTTGTGAGATAATCACCTTTCAACTGATATTTCTCATCTGACTCAGATTTTGTATAAGCATCAACGGATGACGGAATATCTGTTTTCTTTGCATAAGTCTGTTCTGCTTCTGATTTCATCAGGTATCCGGACAAATCAGCACCACCTCCGGTAGAGATGTCAGCAATCTTCTTATAGATTTTATCATATTCTGCTTGTTCTTCTGCATTGTCCTTTTCTTCTGATTTCTTAATCTCATCAGAAATGAACTTCTTGTTAACTGGTTCCATAGAACGCCATTTGTCTTGCTGTTCTTTAGCAGACTTCTTGACATCTTTCCAGTCATCTGAATACGGATTATAAATTTTAGACATATTATTTATAAAATATTTTATTTTTAATGTCAAATTATAACAAATTTCATTTTTCTTTTCTATTGTTTATATTTAACATTGATTATTTCTTTATTTATCAAAAATAAAGGGAGGTAAAATAACCTCCCTTTAATCTACATATTTGAGCATCAATGTCTCTTATTTTTGTTCCTTGCTCTTTCCTAAGCATTTGCTGCTCTGTCGAGTGCTGCTTCATCTACTTTATGCATTTTCACTAAGAACTGATTTCTTGCTGCTTGTTTAATAACAGGCATCTGCATATTATTGACAGTCTTTGTTTGTGGTTTGATGACCGGCATCTGCATATGAGTCTGGACTTGCTATAATGTATCTTCCATCATTCCTACAAGTTTTACGAGATTCTCCATAGATGTAGTCTTCAGTGATTCTGTGTCAATGCTTGTAAGAGTTTTCAGTTTCTGTTTAAGAATTTCAGACATATTCTCTTCATTCTCGATGATTTTTGCAGTATCAAGAGTTTTTCTCCGTTCTTCACTATCGAACTTCTCTGTTTCTCCTTCTTGGATTTCTTGCATCTTCATTTCAGAAACTATCTCAGTTTCTTGTAATTCCTACATCTTCATTTCAGTTACAACTTCCGTATCCTATATATTCTACATTTTCATATCTTCTGGAAGTTCTGTTTCCTGTAATTCTTGCATCTTCATTTCAGTTACAACTTCCGTATCCTGGATATTCTACATTTTCATCTCAGTCACAATTTCAGTATCTTGAAGTTCTTGCATCTTCATCTCAGAAACTATTTCAGTTTCCTATAACTCCTGCATCTTCATCTCAGAAATGACTTCTGTGTCTTGAATTTTCTACATCTTCATTTCTTCCGGAATAACACTATCTTGGAGTTTTTTCATTTCCATGTCTTCAAGTTTATTGCTGTCTTGAAGTTTTGTCATAGCCATATCTTTTGGTGTAACGGGTTCTTGTAACTTAACATTAATGAACTGTGGCTCATATTTGTTTTCTTTTATTTCCGGCATTTCCATATCAGCCAGTTTATCAGAACCAGACAATTTGACATCACTAATTTTGTTGTATTTGTCATTGTTCACTTCAAGTGGAGTCATAGTCTGTTCATTTTGCTTGACTTCAGTATTGATTTCCGGCATAGTCAGTTCCTGTTTATCAAGATATTTAATTTGTTCAACCATCTCAGCACCGGGTTTATCAACCTGCATATCTATATTCGGCATATTCATATCGGGTTGTTTGTCTCTTGATGTTATCTCTGGCATAGTCATGTCAACTTTATCAACATTCCTATCTATTTCCGGCATGGTCATATCGACTTTATCAAGATTCTGTGGCTACTTCTCCATTTTATATACAACCGGCCCAGTCTCTACAAGTTCTGTTTGTTTAACTGGATGCTGATTTGGAACATAATTATCAATTTGTGTCATTTGCTGATCAATCAAATCAAGATTCTGTTCAATTTCAGTCATAGTAATTTCTGGTTTATCAAGATTTTCAGAAATCGGACTCATATTAATATCCGGCTTGTCGAGATTCATCTTAATTGGAGACATTTCGGGTTGCTTTGGTTTATCAGCATTGACAACCTGTTCAGTCATTGTTTGATTCGGAATAGTCAAATTCTCTATGATAGGAGACATCTCAGACATCTAAAGATGAGCATCATTATTGTCAATGGGAGTCATATCTGAAGTATAATGGTCATTATTTTCCATTATATCAGGCATTGACATATTCATCTTATCTGTATTCTGATTAATCTCCGGCATTTCCTATGATGCTTTGTCAGTATTCTTTGCTATATCTGACATTTCCATCTTTGTTTTGTCTGTATTCTGACTAATTTCCGGCATAATCATATCTCCCTTGTCTGTATTCTGATTGATTTCCGGCATTTCCATTTTAGACTTGCTGTTATTGGCTATAATCTCTTGCAACTTCTGTTTTTGCTTGCTTAGATTCAATATCTGCTCTTGAAGTTCCTGTGGGAGTTTATGTGTGTCAATTATTATATCAATCAGTTCTTGAGACTGGTGTTCAAGATTCTTGATAATTTCAGCAAGTTCCTACTCATTCTTGTCGAGATATGGAGCAATCCCGACTAATTCCTGATTTCCTTTGACAAGATTCATAATGATGCTGACAAGTTCTTGTATGGACTTGCTGAGGTTGAATTTCAACGGAATCAGTTCCATATCACCTTTGTCAAGATTCTTGACTATATCTACCATATCAAGTTTACGCTTGTCAAGATTCTGTATAATCCATCTGAGATCCTGAATATGCTTTGTTAAGTTTGGAACTATCTGGTTCATAGTCTGCTTTGGCTTCATCAGATTCATAAACAGTTCAACAAGGTTCTATTCAAGCTGTGACAAATTTTCTTGAATCTTGAACATATTCATCTCTGGAAGTTTCAGGTTCATAATTATCTCATTGAGAGACTGATTCAGTTTATCAAGGTTCATCTCAATGGTATTCATCTTCATATCCGGCTTTGCAAGATTCTTGATTATCTCTATAAGTTCAGCACTTGGTTTGTCAAGATTCATCTCAATCTGGTTCATATCCTGACTCGGCTTGTCAAGATTCATTTGTAAAATGATATATTCTTGAACAAGTTGTCTCAAGTTCTTATCTATTTCTATAAGAGACATTTCCGGATGGGTAGTATCTAACACTAACGGAATCAGTTCCTAATCTGGAATATCTTCTCCAACCAGACCATATTGTATAACTCCTTCCTGTTTTTCTGTATTATTGATTATTGGAGTCATTTCTTGCTGACTTCCGGGTTTCCCAGTATCAACAATTCCGAAATCCTTGAGTTGATTCAGTAGATTCAGAATCCTCATTCTAACTGCATTGTGCATTCCCTATACATCAATCTGAGCATAGTTATGTCTGACATAGTATTCATAAGTTCTATAGTCAAGTCTCATCAAGTCATTCCTGAAATAATATCTGTCTGGAACACGAGAGTCTCTTATCAATGTTGTATTAGATGTGATAATTGACTTAAAAGCACCCCACAAGTCCTTGAAATTCCTAATGACATATGCTTCATCAGAAACTGTAGCTCTGTGCCAAGTGCTATCAATTGGCAAATCAAGTATAGCAGCATCCGGTCTCAATGTGTCTGGATGCATCATGTCATTATAATCAGAGAAATAATGTGTCGTTGCTGCTGGATTTGCATCATATGAATATACCCCGTATTCATCAGGTAACATAAACATTCTCTTCATCCACTCAAATCTCCAATTAGTTGCAGATGCAAGAGAACCAGCACCGTCATATACTTCTCCGGCACCGTCATACAATTCAGTAAAATCAGAAGGTTTCTGTAATTCCCATACATACTATACTCTTTGCATCAGTCTGTTTGCCCAAAATACTCTCAAGTTGCGGACTTTGATATCAATAGTCGGTGAATTGTTCTTAGATTCAAATGCATCAGCGGAATACTCCGGTTCAAGATGACTTGATATAACAAATTCACACGGACTGCATTCAAGAGCAAGAATCGGGAAATCATCCTGTTCTGTTGACCATTCTCCGTTTCCCATCTGCAACAGTCTGTTATCATATATATAGATAATCATCTTAAAGTATCTATATATATCAGGAAGTTCCCATCTCTGGTATATGTCATTCCATGCAGCACTTCTATACAAATGCATCAAATGAAACATTTTCTAATCTATACCGTCAGAAAGACAAGTCAATTGAATAGTAGTGTCTGATTTGAGTCTTTGGCCGAGTGTGACATCAGTATCCATCAGTTTGCTGACACCGGTAATCTTATTGAAAAGATAAGGGAAATCTTTCTGAATAGTATATAATCCTTCTACGAAATCTTTCAGCATCTGAGCACGTCTGTCAAGATTTCTCTGAAGAAGATAGTTGTGTGCATTATATGTCTTTGTTGAACTGAAATATGCAGAACCGCTGTCTTGAAAATTCAAATCCATAAGACCCATTGGGAAATCGTCATAGTTTGCTTGAAAGACATTGGTTGTATATGATTGATTCTGTATGTTCCTGATAGTATTAATTTCAGATATTGAACCGCCCCATTCTCCGAACTCTACTTTGAATGTCAAGTGAGTCGGATCCTCGTGTCCCGGTCCAAATATAGCATTTGATGATTCAGAACCCCATTCATTTCCGAAATGGAATCTCTTTAATATAGACTGTGAATTAATAAAACGTCCGGCATCAAGTGGTTCAGATGCATCTGTATAAGCATCGGAACCAACAAACTCTACATATGGCGAGTTTCCTCGTCCTCCATATAGTTTCTGAATCCAGTTAGCAACTCTGTCAGAAGCAGAAGTAGAGTTTCCGCTTGTTGCATTTGCCTTCTGCATTGCTGATTTCAAATAATCTGTAAGAGCCATTATTTATATCCTATTAAATATATTTCATTATCTTGCCGGAGAGATGAAGTTCTTTCCGTCTGCTACATTCGGACCATCTACCAATATGAGTTTTGAAGCATTTCGGGTCACTTCACTGAACATATCCATCTTATATTTGTTTTCTATAGGATATTCATTCTCATATAATCTTATGTTGCGGATATTTAGCATGGAACCAAGACCGTTAAGAGACAATGATTCAAAACCGAAATTTCCGCTTGAGACAGCAGACTTGTACTCTTTGTTCATCATCTCTTTCATAAACAGTTTCCCGTTTCCGTCAACCATAAGTTGAGACAAAATGACATTCAATGTCTTTGAAGTAAAGTCAAGACACATATATGTCCATTTTGTAAAGTCCGGGTCTTTTGTAAATGTGACATTTTTCTTGAATTTTCCGAATGTTACTCTCAGTTGTTTATCATCCGGAGCCATATCTATAGAGAATGTGTCATTGTTCGTGCTCAATATACTGTACATAGAAGATTTTGATATCTTGAAACTTCCCGTCTCCCACCAGTTTGACAGTTTCCTGTTCAATCTTACCATATCAGCCGCCTTGAATCTGATTCCGTGAGTAATTTCATTCGGCAACTCACATACTTCACCTTGAGCAGAAATAAGCGTACCTCTCTTCAATGTAACCAAATCACCGACATATAGCCTGAGTGGAGTACCAATCTTGAAATACCAATACTGTTTGTCTTTGAGATAGAGGAACACAGACTTGACATTATATTCTTTGTTCATTTCATTATCCGGATTCCTGAACCAGCAAGTGTAAATCCAATGTGGTCTTTCAGAATCTTCATAATAATTGGCAGATACATGATAAGTGACATTGCTGCTTGCTATGTTAAAATCATAATATGCGTTAGATATCACATTTCCGTCCGGGCCGATTAATTTTTCGTGTACTACAGAATCCAAATCAAAGTCCTTGAGTGGATCGACATATGTAGTATGGTTATAAGATGTTTCTACTTCAGCGACAGTATCTGCAACTTCCTGTGAAATCTTATCTCCGAATAACTCTTCCTGTGAAACTGTAAGTTCATCTATAGACAACTTGAATTCATCTGTTTCTTTACGAGAAGCAACAGGATTGTATTTAGATAACTGACATTTATAATATGTAGGCATTGAAGCGATAGTATATATCACTGTAGATGATTTCACTTCAAACAGTTTATGCAGGATTTTCACATAAACTACATCTCCCTGTTGAGGCATCGTGTCATTTCCGTAAACTTTGTTCCATTCTTCTATAGTTACATTCACTTCAAGTGGTGATTCATAGTTTACTCCGAATAAATCAATAGTCAGATTTCCACCCTGATAATCTCCGTTTGCTGTGATAACTTTAAGAACTTTCGGACATTCAAGACCTATATTAGTCAATGTGTATTCCTGTAATATGATATCTTCTGAATTCGGTTCCGGTGTTGCTCTGCACCATAAGACATCGACTCCCACTACATCTGTAGCGGAATTCTACAATTGATTGATAATATTATAGGCTGATGCAGCCATCTCTTGAATGTTTAACGGCATATAAACTGTTAGTGACACATTTTCTCTATTTATCAATTTATCGGTTCATTTGGACTTAGAAAAAATCAAAAATATTGAAAAATTCCCTTATAATTAGCATTTCAGATATATTTTCAAAATAAATAGTTAATAAAATGTTGAATTTTTATTCAAATGACTGCAAGAAAGAATCAGATAAAAATACCAAGAAGAGATACTACTTAGCTGAGAGATGATAAGACTAATTATATTGACAAACAACTTGAAGCTGAGAAGCGATCTAAAGTATATACGACAGAAATCATCAATGAGATTCTAAAGAATATCGGTGACTCAAAAGCAGATATGATGCCGTTTTTTCACGGAAAGCCTCAGTGGAGAAATGCTGATATTGCATTTGAATATACTGAAGATGAATGGGATATCATACAGAGATGTTCAGAAGACCCTATATATTTCATTGAGAATTATTGTACATTCCTTACTGACTATGGCCGCAAAACGGTTAATTTGAGACAATACTAGAAAGATGTCATACATCTTATGTGTGATGAATATTATTCTCCTGAATTTGAATTGATGCTTCCTTCACACAGACGAGTGGTTTTATTACAGTCAAGACAGACTGGTAAGACTACAACCACTGCTGCCATATTTGCATGGTATTTGACATTCCACAATGATAAGAATGCGATGGTTGTTGCTAATAAAGGAGATACTGCTGAAGAAATTCTTGGTAAGATGTCCGATGTTTTGAAAGGACTTCCGTTCTTTCTGAAACCCGGTGTTACATCTGTTTCGCAAGAAGCAATCCGTTTTGAGAACGGATGTTCACTCAGATGTGCAGCAACTGGTGAGGCTCCGGCTACTGGTGATACACTCCATATGCTGATGATTGATGAGTGTGCATTGATTCCTGCTAATAAGATAGGACCGTTCTGGAGATCAGTGTTCCCTACTTTGTCATCTTCGAATTTGTCACAGATTATTGTGTTATCTACACCTCGCGGAAGACATAACCTATATTATCAGATATACAAGGGTGCAGTAGATGGAACAAACGGATTTGTCCACAAGAGAGTTGATTATTGGGAAGTTCCGGGACATGACACAGAAGAGTGGAAACAAGAACAGATATCTGCATTCGGCGAAGCATTCTTTAATCAGGAGTTCGGACTTTCATTTGATTCTGATGAATCAAAGTTAATCAGCCCACAAGATTTGAAATTCTTTAACAGAATCAAACAGATATATCAGAGTGTTGAGATATACGGCATTCCATATAGAGTCTCTCAAAAGATTCTATGGCATCCGAACTTTCATCCAGATAAACTGACTCCAAGAGATTTATTGACAAGACGGTTTGTATTACAAATAGATACGGCTGAAGGTCAAATGAGCGGAGAAAAAGGAAAAGAAGATCCTGATTACAATGTCATCAATATTCTTGAAGTTGAACTTATGTCTCCGATACGAATTAAAAAAAATCGCCTTGGGTATAAAAAAGTAGATACTCTTGATGTAATCAGATTCAGACAAGTCGGTGTGTATATAGACCATGAATTTGATGAAGAGAAATGCGCAGAAGCAGCACAGTACATTACATTCGTGCTGTTTAAGAACGGATGTAAGGTTGATGAAAATGCAATAGCATATATGGGAGGTGATAATGAAGTTATTCCAGATGAATATGATAATGTTAGAATTATGCTTGAAGTTAATTTCAATGGAGTTAATTTCATTAAGATATTCCGTAAGCATGATTTGTATTTTCCGAACTTGTTCATAAAGACGTTCCACAGCCAGAAAGCAACTAACAAAGAAATTGGATTCAAAACTGTTGGTGGAAATCACGGAAAGTCATATTACTGTGAACAGGGTGCTAAGTTTATGCAAAGGAGACAGATTATCATCTCACAAGATAATGAAATTCCGAATCTGAGCGGTATTCAACAACTTGAGGCATTTTCAAAGACAAAGAACGGAACATATAAAGGTTCCGGTATGCATGATGATATTGCTGTTACATGTCTGTTTGTCTCTATATTAATGGAAGAAGATTCATTCAAACTTTGGTGTGAAGAATGGATTAATCTTATTTCTAATGTGAATCATTCTATAGAAATGAAGGAGAAGATAAAAAAGATTATGATTCTTATGGAGACATATGTCACTGATACTGTAGAAGATGAATACACAGAAGATGATATTGTTGATTTGTTCAAGACTTCATCGAGCGGATTCAATGGAAACAGTATGAATCCATATGGGAATGATTTCAGCAACGGATTTAATGGTAATAATTTCGGTGGATATGGTGGAAATCAAGGATACGGCGGATATAACGGAGGAGGTTTCGGAAATCCCGGAGGATATGGGGGGATTATTCCAAGAAGAAGATAAATCAAAAATGGCTCTCAAATTTAAATCTGAGAGCCATTTCTTTGTATATAATATATCTGAATTAGATTAGAAATCCATGAAACCGTCTGTTTCTTCTTCTGCATTAGAAGTAGCAGTAGACAAATCAGTAATTTCATCAGCATTTCCGCCAGTATCATTGATATACTGCTTGTACATTGCCTCAATGTCTTCCATACGGATTCTCACATCAATACGCTGAGAGATACCATCTGTAATCAGCCTGAAGTATCTGTTGTCAAATTCCTTAGTGAACAAGTCATATACTTTCTCAGGATTGCTTGTCTTAGGATTGGGTGCAGCAAGATTAGCAGTAATAGCATTACCAGTATCAGCATTCTTGATACACTGCCACAAACTACCCGGACGGCGGTTTGCAAGAACCTGAATGCCCTTACCATATTTATATACAGTCAGAACAGAAGACTTTTCTTCATCACCGATGAGAATGTAATAGATTGAATAGCCAATCTGGTCTGTAGTAGACTTAGAGATAAGAACTTTGTAGTTACCACACTTGAAACCTTTCAGATACTCATAAGAACCTACAGTAGAACGAGAAGTGTCCCTTACGGTTCTGTCACCGAAGAAATATCTCCAACTGATAGCAGTTCCAAGCAAGTCATTAATCTGCTTTGCAACACTTTTAGCAGTCCTAATATCTTTGCCGAATGCTGTAGAAAGCATAGGAATATTATCCTTAACGACAGGTTTCCTCTCATAGAAACCAGCAATATCAGAAGCAATATCAAATGCAACTGGTGCAAGAGCATTAGCCTTTACGCGAGCAATAGCAACTGTAGACACATTACGGAAATACACAAGAACGTCAATGTTAGTCGGGATATAATGAGCGACAATCATTTTCTTGTCATTGACTTCAATAGTTCCATATTCATCAAGAGTATTCTCAAACTCAGTGTGACGCTCTTCTTCACGACGGGCATCAGCATACTCACGGAACCTCTTACCAAGAGCAGTATTATTGTACTTGTCTGCTTTTTCTGCTGCATCATAGAATGTAGTAGAAGATGCTTCACTCATATAGTTCTCAAGAACAGTCTCAACGTGATTAATAATGTCCTTGACGAGCCTTGCTGTGTTCTTATTTACATTTTTTGAATTCATTTTTATTGAAATAATCGATTATTTTTTGTCATTTAATTATTTATCTAAAGTCAGATACTGTTTATTTTGTCATTCAGGATAACTTTCAGTTCACGGAGTTTTCCAAGATGTCCAGTTCTGCGCAATACTTTGAATACGATATTCCTTGCTCCATATTCACCGTCTTTGGCAATAGCAGCACGTCTTCCGTTCACTATCTCATCATGGATTTTACGGACTTCTTCCTTCAGAATCTTACAAGCCCTCTTTGAATGACATTCTTCAGTATAGTCTGCTAATATATCTATTATATTAATGTATTGTGAAGCGAGTGCTTTAATCAGTTCTCTTTCGATGGGAACGTGATTTCCAGTCGGAAACTGGTTCCATTTGTTATAAAGAACGGAATACACTCCATCACTGCCTGGGAATTCATTGATATCCTGAATATACATTTCTACCGGATAGCCGAATATGAGAACATTGTGTTTCTCATTCCAGTTGTTCTTCTTCATATCAAACAACTCTTTCAGTGTATCATGGTTTCCGAGATTGGAATATTTTGCAAAATCAATGACTATATGCAAGTCAATATCAGAGAATTTGGACCAGTTGTATCCGGCAATGGAACCGACGATGACAATATCTTCAATATGAAGACCCATTTCCAGATCCTCTATGAATTCCTTTGCTATATTGACAAGTCTGACACGGACGAGTTTCCTCATTGTGCCGTCTTTCCATATCTTCGGATTCAGTGTATCTTTTTTCTCAAATGACTTGAGGTTTATCTGATTCGGGTATATCTTGTCAAACAATTCCTCAAATTCATTCAGTGCTTCTTCATTCAACATTTAATAATAATTAACATTTATCTATTTATCTATCTGGAAACTAATCCCAGCTACAATGGTACAATATACAGAGAAATTTTGTTTTTTAATGGAAGATATACAGCAACAAGAAAACAGCGACTTCTTCTCATCTCTTGGTGAAGAACAGATAAATGAAGCAATCAATAATGATTCTGACAACACTTATATGGACGGTGCTGTCAGAATATCTATGGATGAATGGCTCCAGAACTCTCGTTTCTCTCCGAATAATTTCAAGAAGAATGTGATAAGTTCAACTGATGCATTTGAGATGAGTGGAAAACTGTTATATAAATTGAATGATGAGACTGGAAACAATGAACTGCTTGTATGTTCTGCATCTATAAAATCATCACCATATTCAATAGAAAGTATTGAACCGGAGAATGAGAAAGAACGTGTTGAAGGAATTACTATATACGGTCATTGTGATGATTTGGATGACAGTTGTGCTTCACGGTTTGACTCTAAGTTTATAAAGAAAATAAGTACACAGTTCCACACAGCATTCAGATATGTGACGATAACTGGAGCATTTGAATCTATAAAAGTTCTTCAAGATGTCATATCTATGATAGAACAGAGAATGCTTGAGAAAAGTCCGTATAGCAGGATAAGGGTTGGACTTGACTCAAAGACTCTCGATGATGAAGGAAATGCAAGAACAATAGCATCACTTATAAACAGCGGATATATTGACAGAGAGATTTTACCTGGTAGAAGTATAGTAGAATATGTGTTCAAGAGATTCAACAGGACTATGACTGCTCAACTGTTCACCAAGACGCTTGTTATTAATAATGTGCGCAAAAATCTGTTTGATGATATTGAAGAACCAAATAATAAAAAAGAAATTGAAGATTTGCCGTTTTAACTATGGATTTGGATATAATCAGGAAAATAACAGAGAAAACCATAGGTTTTGACTTGGAAGGAGTGGAAGCAAGTACTCCAGAAGAAATTGAAGAGTATGAGAAGTATTGTGAAGAAAACAATATTCTTCATCTTTCTTCAAAACCATCAAATACTCCGATGCCGGATTATTACAAAGGCAGAAAAGAGTATAAACCGACATATGAAGAAGAATTTATAATCAAGATACTTATCAAATGTAATGATATTAGCAAATTTGATATATCTATTAATGATAATGGTGAACTGATTGTAAGAACTCCGAAAGAATCTTGGTGGTGTCTTGCTGGAAGAGAATGGCTGGTTGATTTGAAAAACAAATCAGTAAGATTGATAGCAATGAGTTAAATTATATGGATAACAATGACACTATAAGAACTATAGGAGAACTGAAAGAGTTCTTGAACAAGTTCAATGACAATGATATATTAAGCGGAGAATACCGTAAAGAATTTCTGGGAGAGTTTGTCAATTATGAGTACAGACCTCTTCTGAAATCTCTGTTTGAGAAAAATGGGAATGTAGTTACATTAAAGGCAATGATTTATTGAGTTATGAGATTGAAGAAAAATAGGACAATGCTAAATTTCTCTGAAGAAAATCTACAGACAGTCAGAGATATAGTCAATGATGAACATTTATACGGCTATCCAGTTAAGAAGTATAATTTCCTTCAATTAAGAACTATGCTTCTTGGCAACGGATATGACTATGCTTGGAATCTGAATACTATGTTTTCAAGATATTCGGACCAACATCCTGTTCATTTTATGACTGACTGGCTGCATAGTTTTGAGTTGTCTGGAAGACTCTACAGCATTCTCAACAGTCACTATATGCTTCTGAAGAATGTCCAGAAGAACTATGTTATTACATATAAGAGAAGAAGCACAAAAAGATACACAGAGACATCAAAGCATCTTCAGAAGAAATCATCAATGACTGAATATGGAGACTGGCTGTTTGAAGATACTGATGATTTTACTACAGAAGAATTTCAGAGAATACAGAAATATGAACACATGTTCAAGGAAGTTATCATTGTGCTTGGATGTGCTAATAGAGTGAATAAACTCAGGAAGAAAGGAAAGTTTATTCCGATTCACAAATTAGAAGATTATAATTATATCGGAAAAACTATTTGTGAATATTACAATGATACTTATGACTGTAAATCAAAATATGAGTGCCATGAATGGTTTGCACCAGATATATTTCCAGTATGGTCAAAGCAAAATTTCCGCATAGCATTACAGAGATGTGTATTCAGATTGATATATCCGAATATCATAAGAGATAATAACGGTAATCCAGAATACATTCTTATTGGATTTGATGATTATCCGTTCAAAGGAAAAGAATAATATTAAAAACATATTCATATAGACAAAAATACAGAGCATCAGAAAGTAATAGATTTTGCTGAAATGATTCCAGAGATTTCAGCAGATATTTTACCAGAACCATTTAGAACTGCATATTTGAACAATCATTCTATTGATTATAAAGTAGATACAGCATCTAAAATTACAGATCATGAGTATGTCAAGAAAATTGGTCTTACTATAAAAATGAACAGTGATTGTTCTATGACATGTAGTGGTCTTGGTTCATTTACTCTTTCAAGTTACGGTGACTGGGGAACATTCTTCACAGATTGGGCTGATGATGCAGAGAAGAAGATATTCCTTGATATGGTCAAGAAAAACATAATTCAACTGTGGCGTATCAGAGCATACAAAAGAGAAAATGACATCACAGTTGCATATGACTACACTGACGGTAGTTGGATGAAGAATGTATTTAAATAAGTTAATATTATAAACTATATAAATAATCCGAAGTATAATATACAGAAGTAGAGTTGTATTTATGGCATACAAGAAGACAGAGAAACATGAACAGAGAGTGTTCAGGCAGACTGTTGAGTACGATGAAGTACTCGACTGGATGCTCAGAGACTCTGTTTCTATATATGACCAGACACTGTATTACTACAGACAGGAATACTTCAGATGCAGGGACTTGAACTGGGCTGAACTGCCGAAGTATCCGTCACGATTTGACGTGACGGATATGGTAAAAGTCAAGGATGCTTTCACTACTTCAAAGATGGACATAAACATCAAACAGGAATGCATAGCACAGGCTTCTGAAGCATGGACCGGATACATCTGGGCCAGGAAGAAGTATAAGGAACATCCGGAAGAGTTCACTGACGAACCGCAGATGCCGAGGTACAAGTACCGCAAGCAGGTATATAATGTAATCACTGTGAACAAGACCCGATTCCGCGGGTCTTCAGACAAGTACATAAAACTCCCTTGTACTGACTACAACGTCCGGATTCCGGACGGTTTGAAGAAGGAATGGATAGACCAGTTAAAGATTTCATACAGATATGGAAAATTCCATATTGTATTCATTTATAACTATGAACTGAAGAGAGAATTTGAAAGACAGCAGAGAAAAGAAAAAGCAGTCAAACTGAATCCCAAGGCTTTCCTTGGGATTGACTTGGGACAAAAACTATTTGTAGCAGGAATGACTTACGGATGTGATAATGAACAGTCGTTCATTATCAGAGGCAGTGAAATCAAACAGTTGATAAAAGATACTAATGATAGCATT